AAACAGTTAGATCAGTACCATCACCCTCGATTTTTTCACCCGCATCACCAAATGTAATACCCACATCAGCAGGAATAACTACATCAGCCACAGCAGTAAGATTGATATTATTACCAGAAATTGTAAGATCAGTGCCGTCACCCTCAATCTTTTCACCATCGTTTCCGAATGTAATACCTACATCACTAGGAATATTCACATCAGCAGTAGCTGTGAGATTAATATCTGCTCCTGATGTTACAGTAATATCTGTATCATTACCTTCAATCTTTTCGCCAGAGCCAAACGTGATACCCACATCAGCAGGGATGACCACATCAGTAGTGGCTGTGAGGTTAATTGCCCCTCCAGATGTGACGGTAAGATCGGTACTATCACCCTCAATCTTCTCACCTGTACCAAACGTGATGCCTACATCAGCAGGAATTATAACATCGGCAGTTGCTGTGAGCTTAATATTATTACCGGAGATAGTAAGATCCGTACCGTCTCCTTCGATCTTCTCTGCTGCATCACCAAAGGTTATCCCCTTATTTGCTGATACTTTGATATCTCCAGAATCAATAGTTGCAATCGTGGCACTTCCAGCAATGATCGTGATAGTATCACTATCTGTATAGCTAGGTGCTCCACCAGCTATGCTGATAGTCTCCATAGAAATTTTAGTATCGTTATCACTATCTGATAGCAGGGCAGTATAACCACCCATAGCATCCCCACCATCATGTCTATGCCCACTAGCAGTAGTACTAGTACTTTTTGCAAAAGCAGCAAATAGTTCTGCAAACTCGTTTGTAAAGTAAGATGCTTCAATTACATTACCCGTAGCTATACTACTATATGTTGAAGTTTTATCGTAACCTTGAATAGCCATTAATATCTACCTCCGGGGGTGTATTCAAATTGAAAGCCTCTGATAGAATAAGGTTTCTTACTTGATGAATCAATAATATGTACTGCTGCTGCAAAGCCTGATCCTTCTACTGACTTGCGTATAATAGGGGAACCTGTTGAACCAAACACGGCTGTTCCAAAAGTTGATACAGAGTTACCAAAGTATGCAGCACCACTTACTTCTGTTATGTTTATAGGTGTAGGTTGAGGAGTATCAGAATTATTATAATTATACTTCATATACAGATCAAAATCTAACTGACCTGTTGTTTCTATATTTAGAAGTATTCTCTGCATACTCTTTCTAACACCAGTATCTCCAATAGCAATATCTGGACTTTTAAAGTTTGCTTCTATAGCATCACCTGTATCACTATCAGAAGTGTCTCCATTAAATCTATTTGATTGTTCTTGACGATATACAAATCCATCGTAATCACCATGAATAATATATTCAGTAGTACCAAAGTACATGGAGTCTGTACATGCAGGTTTAATCCCTTTAATATCTGCCCACTGAAATCCTACATTACCTTCTAAGTTTCTTTTCAGTGTACCTATAATTCCAAAAGCTCTAGATTCAACACTAGCTGTTATCGGATAGAATAAACGATACTGACTCTTTTCTCGTATCACTAACGAAGTAATATTATCAAAACCCATTTCATTAATTCTCTTTTGAATAGGTTTAGAAACCGTACCAAGTTCTATATCGTCAATTCTCTCCGTACCAGCAACTGTTCTCAGTCCATCTGGTGCTAGGAAGATGATATCACCACCCACTTCTTGTATTGTACCTCTATCAATACAACCTAGTTTCCTAGTGATAGGTTGCATCTGAAAGTCTGCTATACTTGTTCCTGTAATCTGATAAATTTCATCTGTGGAGAAGATGATAAGTTTATCACGGAATGTTTTCATTCCTACTACCGGACTATCTACCTTGATAGACCCTGCTCCATTTGCAGCGGTAAAATCATTCTCAGCAAAAGGTGCAGCAAATAGTACTTCCTGTTTATTACTTCCCATACCTGCAAAGAAAATATGATTTCTAAATACTTCCACACTTTCTGGATCGGAAGGTGCGCCTGTTGCTGTTATAGCTGTAGCCGTAGACCCATCATATGACATGGCTGCATTAGCACCATCTGCTACGATAATCTTATTTGTACCGTTAAAGTTATACTTGGAAAATGTATACTTCTCTGCGCTTGTTCTACCTGTCTGTACTGAGGTCCAACCACTACCTGTACTCTTAGCTATGATAGTACCTCTTCCTGCCAAGACCATGTTAGTACCAGCAGTAGTACTAAACAGAGCAGTCATGAGCATCACACCGGTTCCCGCACCGGATACTGTAGCATTACTTAGTTCATTACTATCATACTTAACCGTACCTTTAATACGAGTATAACCTCCATCGGCATCTGGCTCATAGTTCTCTAGGATACGAGCAGCCCCCGGAGATACAGAAAAAGGATCACGATCAAGAACGAGTCCCCCGTCTGTTGATATTGCAGATGCTTGTACGTTACTAGCCATTAGGGTGTATAAATCTCTTCTATGAAAGTTGATACCATAAGATCATTAGCTGCTCCTGCCTGTGCTTTAAGAATATCCCCTGCTTCTAAAACTATATTACCACCTTCTATTCTAAGATAACTATCGGCTGCTATAGACTTTGTACTTAGTAAAGAGTATGCTGCATCAGAATCTGAATTATCTGTCCATTTTAAAGTTGCATCTACTGCACTTGAACCATCTACATTAGTTAGCCAAATCTCTTTCACGATAGCCTTATAGTTAGCAGGACAAGTGTACACAGTTGTTAGATTTGTATCTGTTAAGGAAACTCCTGCATTGATAATTCTAGTTGCCATTAACCTGCCTTGTAGTTAGCCTTTCTGGGTTGACCATATACGCTACCGCCACCCATGTAACTATACTTCTTAATCATACCTCCTTTAGCTACTGCCTCTCCTTCTGGATTAGGTCGAGAATATGGAGGAACATACTTTTTTGGCTTTGCTCTCTCTCGTCTCCAGTGAATTTTTCTTTCCTGATCTTCGATATGTTTTTTAAGATTTTTTGTCAAATCATTAACTAGTTTAGGATTCTTTTTTTTAAATTCTTGTCTTCTTTTACGCCAAGCGTTATCAGATTCTTCTTTTTCTTGAGCTATTAGAGGATCAAGACTCCACTCTAGTAAGCTGTCAAGGTCTGCTTCTTTCCTAAGAAATTTAGGAATAGATTTTGCATCTTTACTTTGTACTGATTTTTCTGTCATCTTATTTTCCTCTTTTAGGTTTTCTTAAAGTAGCCATACCACCTCTACGATAACCATACTTCTTAGTCTTCCCGCCACCCTTCATCTTCTGACCGAGCTTTAAATCTTCTTTAGGAATGGTCCTACCAATATCAGTATGAAGCTGTTTAATTTTGTCATCACCTTTATTAACGTACATCAGATATACCTCATCATTTCATCTCTATTGATAAGTTCAATTCTCATTCTTTTAATACCATCCTGATATTGAAGAAGACACATTCTTGACATATCCACATCGCCTCTGAGCATATAAGCATAGTACTTAGCTCTGTTCACAACTACATCTTGATGTCTAATAGCAAGCGTGGGACTATCATCATAAGCAGAAAGTTCAGTATGAGTTGTCCAATATTCAAATAGAATAGTATAGTTACCCCTATCAGGAACAGGATGAAGACCAAACTTACCATCTTGAGTAGGGTACACATATTCGGATATTCCATAGCTACTTGAATCAATAGATACATCTGTCTCCCTATGATTTCTTGCAAACTCTTCATACGTGATAGACTTGAGTTTTCTAGGATTTACATCTTCAGTAATCTTTATGAAGTCTACCTTTGCTTGAGTACTGGTAGTATTTGTGAGAGTGACATAAAGAGTTGAAGCCGTTGCTCCAAAAGTTGAGGTATGTACTGTCCCCTCTCCTGTATTTGTAATAGTAAAATCAGAATTTACAACATCAGTTCCTCCAGACGTTGTTCCTACTTTAAGAGTAACCGTACTCCCTGTATTTCTAAAAGTAACTCTGTATTGTCTATTCTTTATAAAAGTTGTAATAGTCTGTTGAGCAGAGTCGTTCTGATCAAGTACAAGAAATCCACCACTGATAGAACTATTAGTATGAGTCCAGTTTGCATCAGAAGAGAATTCATTTGTAGATACTATTTGAGTAGGTGTTACGATAAAAGTATCATAATCAACATGCCTATAGTCAGAAGGAAGAGTATACTCAGCCGTTCCTGCTGTGGTAGCTTGTGTACCATCTGAATGTAGGAAAGACCATTGTAGTTCTGAATTATAAATGTCGTTGATAGACTGATTTACAAATGTCTTGACAGCACTTTGAATACCTCTGGAAGAAGTAAAATCCGTACCGGCAGTAGCTAATGTAATCTCATTTAAAGATTCAAGAACTCTATTTGCTAATGTAAGATAAGTAGCCATTTACGCACCCGTTTCTTTTTTCTTTACCGGAACATCAATTATAAAATCTGCATTTTCTCCATAATCTAAAACACAAATGTGAGTTACACTAATACCCATAACGGTAAAAGATGTTGATTCTGGGTTGAAGTATATTTCTATGATGTGTCCACCTCTGTTGGAAACACCTCTAAATATTTTAACTTCATTATATTTATCTTTTATATTTTTCAGAAACTTTTCTTTTTGATCAACAGGTCCACAAAAAGGCTGCAATGGCTGTACTTGTGCTTGTAAAGAATTTGAAAAAAATACAGCTACTACTATGATAAAAACTGAAAATACATATTTCATTTCGCATCTCCTAAATAACATTGAAAGATTCTCCACACCCACAACTCGAAGTTACATTAGGGTTTTCAATATGAAGAATTGATCCAAAGATATCTTTTTTATAATCTATCTGCATTCCAATAAGATGCATGATTGACATGCCATCTATTACTAAATTTTTACTCTTATCAATATTAACAACTTCATCATCTTTTTCAGGAGTAGATATAAAATTCCACTTGTAGGAAAATCCAGCACACCCACCACCAGCTACAGATAAATGTATATTGTTCTGTTCCTGATTATCACATATTTTAAGTAGATGTTCCTTAGCTTCTTCTGTAATTCTTATAATGTCTGGCATCCACATTTACTTTCATAATCTGATATAGCCGCCTTTATCGCATCCTCTGCTAATACTGAACAATGTATCTTTACTGGAGGAAGAGCAAGATGTTTTGCAATATCCGTATTCTTTATTTCTTTTGCAGTATCTAAAGATTTACCTTTAACCCACTCTGTTACTAAACTTGAAGATGCAATAGCTGAACCACAACCAAATGTTTTAAACTTTGCATCTTCGATGATACCATCTTTAACTTTGATCTGTAGCTTCATCACATCACCACATGCAGGTGCACCCACAAGACCAGTACCAATAAATTCTTCTTCCTTGTTAAAAGAACCTACGTTCCGAGGTGCTTCATAATGATCAACAACTTCTCTACTATACGTCATCTAGCGATGACTTTCTTTATCCAAGCTTTAAACTTACGCAGTATTCTTCTGATCATGTTAAGCACCCGTAAGTTTAGCTAAAATCTTATCTAGACTATCTTGCATTACATTTACTTTTTTTTCCAGACTATTAATTTTCCCACTATTCGTAGAATCATAGTCTTCTTCTTTATGTATTTTCTGTGTACTTCTTGCATTCCAGACTGTATTCCCTGCTTTAGTAGCAGAAACATATCCTTCGTGTTTATTAATTTCAGATACATCTAGTTTTTCCACAGCCATGTTACACCTCCTGTAGTAAAGGGGGAACCCGAAGGCTCCCCCAATACAATCATTTTAGTTATGATCCGTCTCGTCAACACCAGAGATGTCACAGAGAACAGCCCATACTCTAAACTTACCGGCAGTGTCTTGAGCACCAGCAGTTAGAACATCAATGGTATCTGCCGTCTTAACCACAAGCATTGCGGCTGCATCGGTAGCATCCATTGGAGCATGTCCAGTACCCGTAGCATCATAAGCATCCACGAAAGCATCGGGATCATGATGACCAGCAGTCGAACCCGTGATACCTAGATCAAAGGTCACTGAACTGGAACTTGCAGTCAGAACTTCAAGCCCTGCCGCCATAACTAGCGTTTCAGCAGGAACATCAATCATCTGAATGATG